CAGGGGGTGAGCCCTGCTGACTTTCGTCCCGATCTTTCGATCTAAGCTTGCGCTTCATCTTTCGATGACGTAGTCTTTCGACAACGTAAGTTGGTCTTGCGATCAACTAAGCTCACGCTCCACCTTGCGGTGCTCTCATCTTTCGATGAGAGGATCTAGGATCTCAGCGATGTTACTCGCCTCACCCCCCGGTGATCGCTCTCGCGCTTTCGCGCTTCGGCGATCTAGCGGTTTAAGCCGCTATCCATCTCCAGGCGTAACTGACAAAGAAACGCCTGACGGAACGTTGAAAATCTCTTAGAGGCGACTTTGCCTCCAGGAAGTATTTCAACAACGCCGGATACCCGTCTAGTGCATCGTCTTGCTTACGTTCGCGTAGGCAAATAGTACGAATGTCGTATCGATGAAACTTTTGGTTCCATCGTCCGCATTCATATGCATTATAACGAGTATACCAACCCAAACCGTTACTTGTCTGCGAGACAAGAGGAAGCTTGCCTACGGCAAGTTCAATCTCATCCTTCAGATAGTTAGCGGCTCTATAGTAACACTTGAGGAACAGTTGGTTTGCTGTCGCCACAAGTGACGCTAGAGTTGATGGGTCCCTGAGATCGTTAACTTGCTTGCGTACATATATAGGCGTTATCTCAACGCCATTATAGGCATCGCATCCACAAGACTCACGAAACCTGGAGTCAACGAACGATTTTAGTTCATTGACTTTGAGCCCGTGTTGAGCAAGTATACGACAAAGAGCACGATACGCAGTACTCGGTAAGATGATATCATCTCCGTATACTCGTATCAAACTGAGAGCTTTACGACAACTATTTCGCGTAGGAGGTTTATCCCAAGCGATGTGCAGAGCTTGTACTGAAAGTACAAGGAATACAAAACTCTGTACAGGAAAGGTTGTCGCGTTCCCCATACCAGCGTACTTCTTAAGTCTTAATAGTTTCTTATCTATTGAGACGTGGGTTGTACGATGAGCAAGAAGCTCATCCAACAGTAGTTTATCATGAGCAAAGACGTTACTCACTAGTGATAGTGAAAGACGATCACTTGCAGCAGATAAATCGACTGTGGCGAACGATCTGGTATACGATGACGAGAGTGCCATTTCTTGAGATGCACTCTGATCATCAAGGGAGAGACTCAATGATAAGTAACGATCGTTCCTAAAGCGATCTCTTATCATACCATTTAGAGCTTGTTGGAATAACATATTCAAACAAGGCTCTATGGTTATCGTGCGACGAGACGTCGAAGTCTTGGGCACAGATATGAGTTTCGATACTCTCTCAGTTTTTGTCGACGATGTCTCTTCCGTTGAATGAAGCTCGAAAAAGCTCCAATCGAACCGAGACGCATCATCACGATCGAGATGATCGTAGATGTGTCTATACTTTTGGTTCGCACGTAAAGACTCGGCGACACCTCCAGGCCCATTTCGAGGTTTCATAGACCGTAGATCGTCAAGATCAATCGGATTCCAAAGAAACCTCGATATCTTTTGAAGAGTAGAAATATCCGCAGTTTCACACTGCTGAATATTGTCATGCTCAACAAAAGACAGCTTCGCTTTACGGTCGAGTGTAACTTCATCTCGACCATTGGACGAGCACTTCTTGAACAGATAGCATATCTGACGTAATATCGTGAGATATTCCGTGAGATTACTTTTCTGTTCAAGGAAGGAGCCTGACCGTCTATCAAAAACTTCTTCAAGCAAACCTCCAAGAAATTTGGGGAGCGCTTCTGTCTTCCTTTTCCTTGAGAAGGATGTCGGACAGATGAAGAGCCCAGTCTCGACGCCGCGAAAAATCGCGTCGCCTAGAATTGGGAGAGTCTTAGCTAAGAAACTAAGACCTTCGTTTTGATGACGGCGATTGATCGTGATAACATCGCGGTCAATTGAGGTCTTGTGCTCTGGGTACTGTTGCTTGACATCGTCAAGTAACATGAGGAGAAGCTTCAAGCTTTTCATAGGGTCCTCCTTGAGAAATCCTATCTTGCCTGAAGCCGCTCGATCAACTTTGGAACTGCAGCAACTTCGTTGCCGTAAAATCAGCGTCAGCGAGAGTGTCGGTGAGAGCCTTAATAAGGTTCACCATCGCAGTCTCAGTGAAGCCGAAAGACGGAACGGAAACCGACAGTGAAACAGTCGCGGTTTGACGCTGAGTCAGTCCAGTGTAAGGATTGACGGCGTCGACAGTCGATGCCACTTTGACATAGTGTCGATCGCCGCTTTTGCCCTTGCTATGGGTGATAGTCAGCATGAGACCGGTCGAAGAATCACGCCGCTCAGTACCGTAACCATCGGTTTTAACGATGGCGAAGGAGTAAGCGGGATTCGGTGCAGAAGCTGCAATAGGAAGAGGATCGAGAAGCATCAGGGTTCTCCAGGTGTGGTGTTACAATTTCTTGGCCGCAAAAAGCGCACCAAGAATTGAAGCCCTCCAAGTGGACAGGCCAGACATTGTGCTTGCACATTGGATCCCTTTTATGGATGACGCGTCGGTTCGTACATAACTCTCAAGTATGCCTGTACAGGGTATTACAACATTCCATTTGGATGTCGTATCCTGCATGGTAACTGAGTTATACTTCCGAATCGTCCTACATGAGCGTTCTACCGTGCGTTGTGTCAACAGGTGTGTCTTCATTTTACATGACAGCATACCATAGTTGATCACAGAGTTCTCTTGATTAAATTCGGCGATTGCTTCGATGTAATCGCCGAAGTCAAGAAACCAATCGATGAGCCAAGTCCAAGGTATCAGCTTCCAAAGGTCGCTGATAGTAGGATCGAGTCCAACGATACGCGCCCATGAAAACTCATCAGGAAGGCCAGGTAAGACAGCGGGAAAACGAACGTTGCAATTTACTATTGCGTGCAATAGTATCTCACGACGATTCGCTTCTTCGATGCCTTTATTGACCTCGTTGATAGCATCATAGGGAATGGAGAACTGAGTACCAGGTCCATCATCGAACCACTTTTGTCGATAATGGAACGTCTGGTCCTTGAGGATCTGACGTTGGAGCCGTTCAACGCGAGCGGGCAACGTCCTAGGAAACTCAAGTAGCTTCTTGACATCGTCAATCATGGGTTTCCAGCCAAATTGGTAAGACACGTAGTCTTTGCCAAGCTGACTGAGACGCACATGTTGCAGGGAGCGAAGTTTAAACCAATCAAACGCTTCCTGTATGGCGCGAGGGAATTCCCTCAGCTCCACAAGCGATCTAAAGAGACTCATATCGCGGTGAAAAGGCATAGCTGAGATCAAACACTTCATACCACGTTCGGTAAGAAGTGAATCGCAGTAGGCCAGCTCACCTTGACGGAGAATCTCTAAAGATGCTGTGTCAAGAAAACCTGTGGTAGGCCAGCATGATACGGTCTTCCATGACTTCATTCGGGTATATTGCCCTGATGAAAGTGAAATGTCAGACTCGTAATCAAGCCACGTATCCTGACGTCCGGAGGAAGTGACGTAGAATTGACTTCTACGACATTCACCGAACTTATTGCCGTTCTTTCTAGTTTTACCTGTAGTATCACTACAGGTATCTAGAGAGGCTGCCCAAGTGCCGTTACCGATTTTAGTCGTAGCAAACGTGGTTTGCACGTCTTCGGGAGCATTAGGGTTTGGACCAGTAATCGGTCGAGACCAGACAGTTGATTTGCCGTAACGATTGCAGTAAACTGCAAGGTTATAGCTTCTCATCCGTCTCTTTCGTACACGATTAACAGGTACGACAATCTTCTTACCAAGATCAAAACGAAGCAACGGGTCAAGTTCCAGTGCAAACTGGGACACAAACTCGGGACCAAGTACGATCGTGGCCATAGAAGTGATACGAAACCTATCACCAATATGCTTATGCAAAGCCTCGATGAGACGTTTCTTTCGTTCGCCGGGACTCATAAGCATATCTCCTCATGTATCCAAGTACAAGAAAAGTGGGGCCGCGAGGC